ACGAAGCCAAAGTCGTCCAAGTTGAGTTGTCGTTACTTCCCTGTATTTCACCGCTTGAATAAGCGTGGTTGACTGATGGAAAAGTCAAAACAACTTGCGATACTTTTAACGCGTCGGGATTGTAAAAAGTTATCCACTCAGGGCTTGAAACAGAGATATCAAAATTATTGGGCGACCAATAAGAACCCGAGTTGCCGTCAAAAGCTTCTTTGGCATTGTCTCCGCCACCATAAGTTGAAGAACTTGCACAAGCAGCCGTACTTCCGCCCATTGTTCCGTTTTCGCTTAGTGTCGGTTGCGTCCAACTTTCATATACTGGTGTTTCCTCTCCCTCATCATACAGCTCAGCCATATAATCAACAAACGCATTATATATACCCGACCCCTGAATAACTGTACCGTCAAGCAAGTGAAGCCCTGCGTCTGTCAATGGGATTGTCGAGGCAACTATTTCACCAATGTTGCGAGAAGCTCCACCGCCGCCAAGTTCCACCTTTTCCCATTTTGTAGTATCTGAAAGTGCATTGCCCGTGTTGTTGTTCACAAGAGAAGCATAAATTCCCTTTTCTCCACTCACAACCCCAGTAACCCATTCACCCTCGTTATAAGTAACTGTCGAACTATATTGCATTAAGTCGCTTAAAGCCAACCCGTCCTCAATATGATTCATATTTGTTGCGTTTACCGGAGTGCCCAGTTCCGTAACAAGCCCAAAACTGTCAGTCAAAGTTATTGAACCGTCTTGATTTGTCGTTACTTCATAAGTCTTTGGTCTTTCGACATCTTGGTCTACCCAAGTATTTTTTACGTAACCCATTAATATTCTCCTTTTACTTTAAGTATAAAAGAAATTTAATCGGGCAACTACAAAGGCTCACTTCCGCAATTAAAAGTTCCGCATCTTCTAAATAAATCTGTAACCAAAATATCAAATGTTATGTATGCAGGTTTTGCGGTTTTTACCGCCTTTTCCATTTCTGCATAATCGTTTGTCGCAACTATAATTCTAAAATGATAGTTTGCAGAATCGTTACTTAAATAAAACTGCACCTTTTCAGCAAGGTTATTCTTTATTAAAAGCCTTAAATTATCCCAAGTTAGCGTCTTTTTTCTTGCCAACTTGTTTAAAATCCTTTGTCTGCGTTGTTCTAAACTCAAACTTGAGTCATATTTTAGCCCGAAATCTAACTCCCACCTTGTTATAAAATTTTCTGTTGTTTTGACATACAATTCCTTTAACAAGTCTGATACATCTGTCCTTAACTGAATAATTTCAGGTTCTATTGCAAGCAATACATCTCTTATTCCGTCAACATCAGTTACAACTTTTGGTAAATGTTCTATATCATCAAGCAGCAATGGAAACCTCCCCGACAACTGCATAATCTGTATCGACAAGTTCTACCGATACACTGCCCCCGTTAAGTGTGTATGTAACTACATCCTCAACACCGCTACACGCATACAACAAATCTGAAACTTTAAAATACGAAACCACCGTATCGACAGTTTTTAAGTATTCTGCAAACCTTTCTGTAAACTCATCTGTAACTTCTTCTATTGTATACCCCGTTTTTAACACAATAGTTGCGTCAACATCCATATCTACATAATTTAATGCGCTTACTATTAACGTTGCGTTTATCGGTTGCACACTTTCTATATAATTTTTTACCGCTGCTTTTAACTCGTCAGAAACAGTTGTACCAATAGCGGAAATATAAACGCCTACGTTTCCCGCTCCCATTGTTTCAGCGGACTTTATAACTGCCTTTTGTACTCCGACAACGCTCTCTGCCCAAACTTTATATTGTGTAGCGTTTGCGTTTGTTGCATCTTCTGCCAAATAATCCAGTATTCTTTGTCTATATGTTTCGTCATCCTCTACGTCAAAACCGTCATAAGCCGGTTCAGGGTTATTTACACTTGTTAAGCCTTGATATGACGTCAAAAACTCTGTAATTGTATTGGCTGCTACGTTACCGATACTTCCAAGCGTTTCGCATTTTGCTTTAACTGATACACTTCCGCTTTCGCCTATTTTTTTGTATTCTTGACAAGTAAATACAAGGTTATTATAAACCGCTTTTACTGTTTGATTTACTATTGCCCCGTTTGTTCCCTCTATTTCAAGGTAAACATAAGCAGCCGAGCTTTGACGCCGTTCAATGCCGTAATCCGCCCCGACCTTATCTAAATCCTCACCCTGCGCAGTCTTTACAAAAACCCTATCTGCAATCGTATTGAGTTCCGTGTCTTTTATATTTGCTAACTCATAAGCCACAGAGCCGATTATGTCCTGCGAAAAACCACCCTCTAACAAATTGGCATCGACTGTCAATCTTTCATTTATTCGTTGTATGATTTCTTCTTGCGTTCCCATATTATACCTCGTATGTGTATGCTTGTGCCACGTTTCCGTATATTGTATTAACACTAAAATTACAAACTACTTTTGCACCCTCTCTTGTTATATCAAAATCAGTAAGGCTCGTGATATACGGGTTGCAAAGCAACGCTTCTTCTATCATTCGGCGCAACTCCGAATATAAAAGGTCTTTTTCTAAATACCGTCCAATCAACGTATATATTTCGTTCCCGTAGCTTGTTGAATATGCCAAATATGTATAACGGCTTGCAAATAATGCTTTCCAAATCCATACTTTTATTGCCTCGTTTTTTTCTACATAATAATACTGTCCGCCTTTTGTAAGCAACTGTCCTGACACAAAATCAAAAGCCAGTTCTTTAAACACAGGCAAATCTACGGTTGTGTTTATTGCCGATTCCTCTGTCAACGTTGCCGGTATAAAAGCGTAATTACTGCTCATCTTCTACTTTCTGCAATTTGTCTAATACTATGTAGGTATTATTTCCCAGCTTTTGCACTGCAATATAATCACCTATATGTATTATAAACCTATTATGAACCGCCTTTGTCCAGTTATAAAAATCTGTTAAAAATTGCTTTTGCGTGCCTGATATTTCCGCTGTAAAATCAGCGTTTGGGCTATCCTGCCCAATCCACGCTTGCGGGCTTAAACTTTTTATGTTTTGCGGACTGTCCATTGACGATACATCTAAGTTTATATTGTCATCTAACATCAGATTATTTATAAAAATTGTATCGCCGTTTCCAACGCTCACATCTATTCCGTTATAATTTATCCCAAAAGGCTTTAAACACGTTACCACGCCTACGCTAGTAACCGAATTTTGCGTTTTTTTGCTTCTTGCGTCAACTGCTTGCCAAAATTTACCCGTTTGCGACACTTTTCACCTCTAAAGTCATTGAACTATCTACTCCGATTGTATGGTTATCGGACTGGATTTCAAATATGTCCTCAAACCCGTTTACCGGCTCATATATTTTTATAAGCCGTCCTGCAATACAGTTATTGTCATTGTTACAGACGATAGAACCCTCATTAGATACACCTTTTAACATTTTTTGCGCATCTGCTAAGTTGTTTTTACTGTCTTTGTTGTAATTATAAGTCGACTGAAACAAACCAAATTGTTGTATATCTGCGGTATTTTCTACCGCCTGCAAAACCTTTCCGTTGTTGTCTATTATCAAAACCCTGTTTACCATTTCGCTTATAGACTGCTCAAAACGGCTTGACCTAATATTGTACCCAATTTCAAATGTATTTACCACTTCATTTGTTGCAAGTTTTAACGTATCACCGTCCATATATAACGTGTAACGCTCAAACATAACATCGCAAGCAGTTTTTAACACATCATAATACGTCAAATCGCCCTCTGAAACAATATTGTGCACGTGCGTACTATCTGAATTAATACCGTTTTTTATCCCAAAAGAACCGCAAATATTGTTTGCCAATTCGTTAAGCGTTCCTTTCATTCTGCCAATAAACGTAGAGCGCATTAATCGGCTTGCAAAATCCTGACAAGTCAATGCGATTGTATCGTCATCCGTATTATATGGCAAAGTTTCTACATAGCCCAAAAACAATGTCTTGTTGTTTTCTCGCCATTCTACACGTGAGCCAACCCTCACTTTATAGGCGGGAATGTCTTTTTTAAGCGGGTTATACATAAACATAAAAGAAAACTGGCGGGAGCAAATATCTTTTGCCCCGCTCCATTGAACCCCCTCTAATACCGTAAGTATTTCTTCTCCGTCAATTAATATCATAACGGCAACATCTCCAAAACCCTGCCTGCTACATCCAAGTTTTGGTTTGTTATGCCGTTTTTCTCTGCTAATTCAATAAACTTACCACCATATGTCAATTTTGCTATTTTGTAAATCGTTTGACCTGTTTTCCCTACAAGTTGAGCGGGAATGTATTTTTTTATTGCCCTTTCTTTCAACTGCACAAGTTTACTCTGACCCAAATTATTTGGCAATATTGCCTTCTTCGGTTGCGGGTTTCTATACTCCACCAACTCGTAACTATATCGCTCATCGGGTGTTTGTTCTCTTATTGTTGAGGTTTTCCGCTCAATTAAAAATTCTTTATTTAGCTTGCCCGATATTATAACCCGCACCACATCGTCATTTTCTTGCCACCGCTCTAACATATCATTTGTTTCTGCAAGCGAATAAGGGCGATATTCTAAATATTTTATCAGTGAAGCAAGCATAGCAAAAACCGTATCTTCTTCGGGCAACAGTCCGCTCAAGTCTATACGTCGCAATGTTCTGTTACCCTTAACCGGCACTTCGCCAAAATTAAGCACGTTATACGTGTTTATGCTTTTCTCTGTTGTTAAATCAATGCTTTCAGGATTTATTGGGAGTGTTATACTTTCGCCCGTGTTTGCATTATAAATTTGTATGTATAATCGTTTTGCCATATCTTTATTTTACACCTTTAGCCTGCGGGCACATACAAACTTGATTTTAACGGAGTAAAACCGCCCATTCCGCCATTTTGCCCATAATTATATGTATTGTATGTAGTATTTGTTGTTGTGTTATTATTTTGAGTTTGCGTTATTTTGCTGCCACTATCTTTTATAAACCTGTCAACTATTGGTATTTTGCCAACAATCCATTGTATTTTTTCAATTATATTTGAAACCCATTGCGCTATTGCACTAAATATATTGTCAAATATGCCTTTAATTGCGCCGATTACATTTTGTATTGCTTTGCCTATTTTTATAAATGTAATTATTACATTTGTTTTAAGTGTATTAAACGCTATTGATATTAATGTCGGTATGCT